TAATGAACACTGTGTCACTGATGTATTAGCAGCTACTTGTAATTGTTCAACTTTTGATGTATCACAACTAATATATGTAATTATAGAATCTGTAAGAGTGGTGATGGTAAATGATCTACAAATATTTCCAACACCACTAGCATCTATAGAATTTTCTGTAAAAGAATTTGAAGTATTTAATATAAAAGGATCTGGTCTAACATCATTGTATGGATAGTTTGGATAGAAATAAGATGTTTTATCTTTTTCATATTTACCAACATTTCTTAATATACCTTTAGCAATAATTGATTTATTTGTACCTCTATTTCCTCTTATTATTTTAAAAGAAGCAATGTTATCTTTTTGATCTTGTGTAAGATTGGAGTTTGAAATTAATGTTATTAAATTTGCAATATCAATATTAACACCTATTGGAAAAACAGCATTAGAAGTTTGCATTTCTACATTATATTTTCCAGCAACTATTATAGGAACAGCACTTTCAAATACAGGACTAATTAATACATCAGGAAATTTATGATGTCTTATAGGTTGTTCAGAAAGATCTCCCCATAATTCTTGATTACAAGGATAGACATCTTCTGATTCCCAATATGCAAATTCACCATATTGATACACTCCTTTATATGTAGGATCATTAGGTACATAATTTGGATTAGTGCCAATAACACTTCCTGTATTATATATTTTCCAATATGGACTATATCCTGTTGTTCCTATATAATATTCAGGATTTCCTATAAAATCAGGATTTGTTGTAGGTACTGCAGGAAAATTTTCATTTTGATTCATAGCCCTTCCTGGAATATGAAAACCATCAGTTTGTTTACCGTTCTTTAAAAGAAACACTATCTCAAATGCATACACCTCATCCCTAAGATAACCTCTTAAATTAGTGGCATTTAATTCATCAGCATAATCTTCTGTGGCAGGAATTTTATATGTTTGCCATTGAAGCTGAATTTGATTAGCAATTTGTTGATAATTAATTCTATCTATAGAGGTTAACTGATCCCATATTAATATATCCTGAACAGCTGTTACATCTTGTGCTATATCATAGTAAGGAAACTTTTCAAATATATCTGCAATTGCTAATCTAATTAATGTAACATTTTGACCAGTGTATGTAATTTGATTAGTGGAATCACTAATAAAAAATGTTCCTACTAATTCTACAGAAGAAATATCATTTATTGTTTTAATTACAGCTAAATTATAATATTGAAAATACCCTGAAACATCAAGGTTTGCAATATCTATAATTATAGATCTATTTACAGGATAATTAAAATTTAATGTGACTATTTGTGTATTAGCTATAGGGGTGGGATTTGTGACAGAATAATAAGAAGTGTATCCATCACCAATTGCATTGCAATATTGTATTGCAAACTGATAGGTACCAGCTATTAAATCACCTCCATTAATTACATCATTAATGGATAATTCAGGAATTTGAAAATTTGGTTGTATTTTTAATTGATTACAATCTAATTCTTTAGTGTAAGTAGGATCGCAAAGATCTGAATTAGGAGTGAGAATATAGGGAATATCCTCTATATTTAAATATCTTCTTGAATTAAAACCATCTGTCCAATATATTTCTGTACTACAATTTGTAATTTTATGCACCACCTTGTGTATAGGATGGTTAATTTTAAAATTTAAACATTTAGCATTAACAAGGGTGTGATATATACAATCATTATTATCCATATATCCAATCTCACTATCTTCTGTATCAGAGTTACATAAGAAAAATATATGTTTACTTTGCTCATTAATAAAATGAGTTCCTATTAATCTATATTCTTTTGGAAAATTTAAACAAAGCTCATTACCAGGTTCATTTTGATAACTAATTGAATTAGCATCAAAGTTTTCTACACTAGCATTTAAGGCATACGTAAGTGTGCCTTTAGCAATTTGTGCTATAGAATTATCTAAATTAATTCCACCACTACTAGCAACATTATATCCTTGATTAATGTTACGTTCATCTCCATCAATTATTTTTTTGATTTTGTCTAATTCGTCTGCCATACTATATATTAATTAATTACGTCTTCTACCACTCCTATTAGAACGATTAGGAAGTTCGTACATATTAAATCTATTAAGATCATTTTTAATCCTCCTTTGTTTTTCCCAAGGAGTTTGTTTTTTGATCTCTATATCTGCCATAATAAAGGCTTCTTCAGAAAGTTGTTTGTAGTAAGCTAATTTTTGACTAATTTGTTGAAAGGTTTCATCAGTTAATTGATTAGAGAGCATTTCAAATACTTTATATTTAATAAATGCTTCAACATATTCTCTTATACGAAAGTTATCAGGAATTAACTGATTTCCAATATCATCATATTCTGTAGCATAAAAAATCATATGTACAGTGCCACATCTAAAATTAGTAAAAAATTTATTATCTCTAATATCAAATGAATCAATACTAGAAGATCCTGGTGTAAATTGATTTGATGAAAAAGCTTGTTGTGAATTTTGCCAATCATTTGTATAATTTACATCACAATGTTTTCTTACAGATATATTACCAGGCTTAAGTAGATATTGATGTTCATATTGTATAGCAACAGAATTATTTGTTTTATATACAGCTTGAATTAAATCAGGCATACATGTACATGCATCAGGAGGACAACCACTATTACAAGGTGTACCTCCTATTGTAACAGGACTTATTTGAATAGTTGATTGTGTTGCTGCTTGAGAATAAAAAGAATTAGCAGATTGATATGGAAAGCCATTCACTGCTGTACACATCCATGCTTCTCTTACAGCATAAAAGTTATCTGGAAGACGACAATTAAAGTTCTCAATGTTTAAAATTTCTTCACTAATAATATATGTTGTTCTTCCTAATTTTTTTAAGCATTTATCTAAATAAGTGGGAAATAAAAGATCATCAATAGCACCTGTATCAAAATAAGATTTTAATTCTTCTTTAACAGTGGAATATACTGGTTCAGGACTTATAAAGGCATATTTATAATAATAACTCATTTTTATATATTTATAAAATTTAAAATTTCCATTGACAATAAATATGTTGATATTTTTCGTCAGTTTTTAAATAATGGGAGAGGAGTCGTGATGTGGTTCTTGAAGGTTTGAAATACCACAAATTTGTATTTTTAAATCTTGCTGTTTTTTTAAACCAAGTCCATCCAAAAAAATAACCTTCTGTGTGATAATTAAAGTTGTATATAATTTTTCCTTTCTGTTTAGTTTTTTGCCAGTCAATGGGTAAGTTAATAAACTCTTTTCCCTCAATCACTTTTATCTTATTTCTTTTTTTTTTATTTATAGAAAACTCTCCAAACCCATAAGGAAGTTTTGCTTTTTCTCCACTTTCTAAAATATATTCTCTAAATAAATCAATGTATAGATATACAATATTTTTCCATTCATCAAATGATAATTTTGTAGATGTATTTTTTTTACAAAAATTAATATAATTTTCCTTACTGGCAGATCTCCAATCTATTTTAATTCTCATATTAATTTGTAGGTTTTGAATTAGGAGCTTGACTATCAACTCCATCATCTGTCATATCAGTTTTTAATCTAAAATATGTAGATAGTAACTTTTGAGAAGTGAGTTCTAACACTTGTTTTTCTAAATATCCAGGAAGAGCGAATTCCTTATCTAAAGGATTTATACATAATTGTTCAATACTAATTTGAGGAGTTCCACAATCACATTCTGAATATAGAACATCGTTAGGAACATCTTCTTCAAAAAGTGCAACAAGTCTTAATGCTTGTAGTAATGGATTACTTACATATAAATAATCATTGGATATCCAAAAATACTCTTCCTTTTTAATATAAGGAAGCTTTAATAGATTTATATATCTGTTAACAGTTATCTCTTTTATTTTCTTTCCTTTTCCTCCCATAGCATTTATAGAATAAACACCTTGAATAACATATTGATAATTTCCTTCAGAAATTCTTGGAAGTTTATGTTTTGTTCTTGCTATTGTACATTCATCAACATAATTACAACATTCTGATATAGGAACTTCTACCATTTCTAAACATGGAATGGTAGTGAATAAGGTGTCAGTTGCCCAAAGTTTTCTTAGGTTTGTTTCCCTTTTAATTAACATTAAAGAATTGTTTCTTATTTCAGAAAGAATTACTCTATCTGTTATTAAATTATCACTAGAAAGTAACTTGTGCATACCTCTAACATCACTAACTAATTTTCTTCCTGTTGCCATTATAAATACTGTTTAAATATATTTGTCATTCCCTGTTCCTTATCTATAAGGAAAGCAGTAACTTCTCCTCTAGAACATGTATGTCCATTTTTATCGTCCCAAAGACTTTTACTATTTGAAAATGCTGAAATTTGATAAAATTTAATTCCATGAAAATCATGAGACACTTCATGGTGTTTATCTCCTGTAAATATATAAAAATTGGAATGTGAAGACCAATCTTCTCTATATTCTATTGGAAACATTGCTGCAAGCTTTGAAGGTTTAATAGCATCGCCATGATTAAACATCATAGCAGAATTACCATAACTTATATATTTTCTATATTTAGGAGATACATCAAATATAATTCTTGTTGTTTCTCTAAAATATGTTTGTAACCAATTCACCATATGCCATCCAACATATTCATCATGATTGCCTGGTACATACACTACATTAACATTTTTAGTATATTGTAATAACATTGTAATCATTAACACTTCATGATTACATATGTATTCAAATGATTGTTGATATGTATGTGTATTAGTTTGAGGAGTGCCTTTAGTGGTCATTCCTGTAAACTCACTGTTAAACTCATCAGAACCAATTATATATGTTATGTTTTCTAAGTTGTTTGAAAGAACAGCTTGATGAACAATCATTTCCACTTTATAAAGAATGTTAGATAGTCTTTCATCTACATCATTGTTCCCTCCTATATCATATTTATTTAAATGAGAATCTTGTTTATTGATAATTAAAGAAGCATCATCTTTACGAAAATCAACTATTGGACTCATAATCTCTTGAGAGACAGGCTGGTATGATGCTAAAAATTCAACAAATGATTCTTGAAATAGTTGTTCTTCTTTTTTCTTTGCTAACCAAGCTTTCACTTGCCAATGTGGTGTAGAACTATTTCCCCAATAATTTTGAACATATTTAGTTATTTCCCACACACTTGTATCAATTCCACACTTTTCAATTAGTTCATCAATACTTTTAATTTCATCCTTGCTATTAATAATAACTTCTCCAACTCCTTTTATAAGATCTTCTTCAAACTTTACAACTTGTTTTTCTAATTCACTAATATACACTCCAGCCTCAGCATCATTTTGTACAGTTTCTCTATTTTTTAACTCATTTAATAATTCATCAATTTCAATTTCTGTAACACCAAGTTTTTCAGCATAAAACTTTTTACTTTTTTTCCACACTAATAGCTTTTCAAGTTGTTGTAATAATTGTTGATTTTCTGACATATATGGTTTAGTTTAGTTAAAATTAGTACAAAGATAGATATTTGTTTTATATTTACCAAATTAATTTAACTTATTTAATTATATTGTTTAATCAATGTAATTAGAGATTATATAAAAACTCCCCAAGTAAAAACTTAGGGAGATGCTCTGTAAACCAACAAACAGAACTTTTAATCTATTATAGAGGAATACTGGTGGTTGTTGTTGTTGTTGTACTACTTGTTGATGTGGTGGTTGATGGAGGACATGTTAATAATGTATCAGCTCCTATAACTCCTGTACTGGTATCTATAGTATAAATATGAAATGTGTTTGGATTTAATATATAGTTAAATCCAGTAAGTGGTGTATTAAGTAAGGAGTCTGTATAAACAGTTACTCCTGTTTCAATTCCTGCACCAAAAACTGTATAAACAGTAATAGGTGTTGTTATACATATATTATCACATTCTGTAGGACAATTAACTGTAACGCCCACTGAATATTCTGTAAATAAAGTAGAAGTATATATTTCACAGTCATTAGGTATTTCTACAGTGACAAGTGTTCCATCTATTGTTAATGTATCAGCATCTACATAATTTCCATATCCATCTATTGTAATAGTAATTCCTCTTTTCCAGCTTTGTACTATAGGAGACATTGGTGTATTTCCAAAAGAAGAAGCGGTGGATGATCCAGCTCCTACAATTATAGGATTTAACCAATCAACATAATCACTATCATCTGTTTCACCTGCACATTCTGTTCCACTTGTCCATCCTTCCACTGTAGCACTACTTACAATAATATTTGTAGAATAAATAGGATTGGATAATGTAAATTCAAAAAGACCACTTGTGTAATTATCAAACCTTAAAATTGATGTAGCAGGATTAGCTATAGTTGTTGTAGTGGTAGTAGTTAAATTTAATGGAATGTTTATATCATTTGTACAAATAGGATTATCAGATACCACTTTAATTATTGTAGTACCATCAGGAACAACTCCTGATATATAACCTGCAACTAGGTCAATTTTAGCCACTCCTGTTTCAAACGCTGATGTATATCCATCTAAATTAGAATATAGATTAAATGGACCTGTATCAGTTCCAGCAACAGTTAATGTTATTAATATTGTCATTTGGTTTATTTTTTATAATTTTAGAGTTAACAAGGGGTATTTAGTATAGTTAATCCTACTTGCCAGTAGTTTGTACTAGCACAATTTAATATTTTATTTGAGCTACCATTATAAGTAGTTTTATATGTAATAGATGCTGGATCTACATAACTTTTAGCTGTTCCATCCCAAGCTTCTATACCTAGTTCTGTAGCCACTCTATCAATTCTATTTGCATATCCATAATAGATTATACCACCAACTGATCCTGCAGCAAATACCAATCCAATTATTTTTCTTACACCACCAAAATCAGCAATCAATGCAGATCCTGAATCACCAGAATATATTGGATTAGAACAAATAGTTGTTAAACTAGGATCATTCTCTGGTTTAACAAATGTTATTTGATCAAGAAATTGACAAATTGTAGGAGTTCCTTGTAAATTATATGTTAATATTGTTGATGAAAATATAGCAAACACTCTAACTGGACAAGATACACCACCTTTTGGTCCTGTAGTTCTACCAGAACTATATAACATTGGATTTGTAGATAATAAATTATCTATCTCTGATGTTGAAGCAAATGGAAGAGGAAGTGTATAATCACTAACTCCAGCCTGTTGATATGATGTTGCAATATTTACATCTGCAGCTTCTAAAGAACATATTGCACCATCAACAAAATTAATATTATTTTTTGAAATAGGAACATATCTTAATGTTTGACCAATATTATAGTTTAAAGGAGGAATAACTCCAGATTCACCATCTTGATATACATAGTCTACTGGAGAGTATTCATTTTTAATAACACCAGTTAAATTTCTTTCTGATGTAAAGAATGCATCTTGTATAAGAACGTGGTTATTAGTAACACCTACTAGTGTTTGTGTTTCTGTATGCACACCTATAAATCCAAGTGTTCCTACAGTGGATACATTATTAGTTGATGTAATTGATAAACCACCTTTTAATGGTCTTGTAAAAGCTCTATTAGCTGCAGAATTTGCACCTGCAACTTGACCACATACTGGATTACATGCTAATAATTCTGCTCTACTAATTTCATATACATCTGTTCTTAAGACTTGATCTCCTATAGTTATTTCACTAGGTAAAATTTCTTCAGCAGATAGTTCAGACAGAGGTTTTTTCTGTTCTACACCATACATTATACAAAGCTCATTAGTTTGTTCTTTTCCAACAAATTTAAATCCATAGGAAACACTATTGATGTTAGAAGTAGAAACAGCCAACTCTTGTACCTTTAATTTTATATCTTCAATATTCATAATTATAAAGCTTCAAAGTGTGTGTATATAGTATTAAATCCTGTTGGAGCTAATGTAGTAGTACTTGTTGTAGTAGTAGTTGTTGGTGGTGCATTAGGATCACAACTTAGTCCTATAGGACCACCATTACCACCATTTGTAGCCACTATAGTTAACACTGTATAAGGAGTGATTGTAGTGATTGTAAATTGTCCATCTCCTCCAAGCCCTGGTAAACTTGGATCAGTTATTATTTGATTACCAGAAACATGTGAATAACATGAAATATTTGCTGTTAAAGTAGGAACCTCTGTATTTGTTGTAATTGTAAAAACATCACCAAGATTTAATATACTAAGTACAATACCTACGTTATTAATAGGGCTATTAAATGTTAATACAATTGTAGCAGGTGGACCATTAGCTATCCAATAAAATGGAGGTTGCCACAGTGCTGAACATTGTGTAAAATATCCTGGAGAAAGAAACCCATAAATAGCAATTCCTCCACTAAGTGTTGTAACAGTTCCTGTCACTCCAAAATAAGTAAAAGTTTCTCCTACCTTTGGAATAGTTGTACCGCATTGAGGAAATTGAGAAGTGAAACTAACATTATTACATTCTCCAGTGGATGATTCAAATATTCTTTCTTGTTGAAATCCTAAATTAGCTGTAACTTCTGTTATTGCATATGGGTAAGTAGTATCTATTTTAAATAAAGAGCTATCATAAGTTCTTATAAGGTAAATTTCATTATTGTGTGTAATTACATAAATACCTAAACTAATAGCACTAGGATTAAACAATATAGATGCTAAACTAATATCTACTTCTACTAATCCATCTGGGTATGAATATTGAGTTAAATAAAATGTAGGAACACTATTAATCAATCTAGATGCAATAACAATTAATTTACTATCTGTAGTAAACATCATTGATGTTGCATTATATGTTGCTGTTATTCCAAATAAAGCAGTTCCATAGGATGCACTGTTTGTAGATATATCATATTTCCATAACAATACTGTTCCTGGAACACCTAATGGATAAATTAGACTTGTAGGATTAAGTGTTGTAAGAATAGTGTTATTATCTACAGCTGCAATAACAGAATTAGTTATCCAGTTAGGATATTGATCTTGATGTGTTATATTTCTATTAAATGCAAGAGAATCAGGATTAGAGTTTATAAACCATTCTCTAATTGTTCTAGTAATTGGATCATATTTCCACAATTTTGTATATGTAGATGTCATACCAACAACTCCTACAAGATCATTATCTATCGGAACATTATAAAGAGTATTTGTAGTTACATTATATTCTGATGTTTCTACAAAATCTGTAGACCATACACAAAACTGTATAGGAAAAAATGTTGTGGTAGTAGTTGTTGTTGATGTGGATGTGGATGTAGTGGTTGTTGTATCTTGTACAGGATGACATCCTGCTCCAATAGGATAGGCTAAAATGTCTTCTGGATTATAACTAAGAGAACCTTCACAAACACATATCTGTATAGCTTGATCTCCTAATATTTGGAAATCACTATATACTACACCATAACAATCTGTCCAACTATACAGTTGAGGAACAGATGTAGTGTTGATTAAAAGATATGTTACACAAGGATTACAAGTGAAAGGAAGAATTGTTGTTGTTGTGGTGGTGGTGGTAGAACATTGTGCCACTACCTCACATATATAACTTTCACATAGAAATGTATCTATTTTTTGAATAACCACTGTAAGTGTATCACATGTGTTTATTCCAGAACAAGGAAGATTTGCTCCTGAATATACAATATCATCAGTGGTTATTTTTTTTACACCACATGGATAGTTTGTATTACATCCTTTAGGATAACCTACTTTGGTTGAATAACACGGTGTTCCAGGATTACAAGACATTTATAATTAATTTATTTAAACTAAGGAATATACATTATATAATTACAAGCTAATACAGGTTGAATATTAGAATGTGAAAGACCTGTTCCTGTAGAACCAATCGTTGTGGTTGCTGTTAACGATGTGCTTCCTGTAGTAGAATTTAGAGGACCAAGATTATCAACATCATTATCTCCACTCCAACCAGTAGTAGTTCGTGAACCTGTATTATAAGTGTGAGTATGAGGATCAGGAGATATAACAGTTATTGCATTATGTGTATGTGCAGGAATTTGATTTGTTGTAAGCGTTACTGTGTTAGTTCCATATATTTGATTTAATGTATAGTTTATATTACCAGGGAATGCAGGATCTACATTTGGATTAAATGCACCACCACCAGTAACAGTGGTTACACCAACAGGTGTTCTTCCTCTTTTATCAGGAGTGCCATTAGCTCCATTACATAAATATATATATTGCCAACCAAGTCCAGTAATTCCAATTCCAGCTGCATCAAAGTTTGCCAAAGTTCCATAATATTCTACCACTGTATAAGGAACCATTTTTTTATATTGTTCTGGAGCAGTAGGAATAGGAGCTATACAAGCATCAACAAGTGTGCATAAATCAGCAAGTTTTACATAATTAGTATTAACATCAAGAGTGAGTGCTGTTAATGCTACATCTATTGAACAAAGTTTTGTTATTACAGCTTGTAAAATAGCATGTGTTCCAGAAGTTGATATAACACCAGTTAAACAACCCACTGTATAAGGAGCTTCAATAACTGCAATGTCTGCAACAATAATATCAATTTGTTCTTGAAGATCACAAGCAGCTTTAATTAAAGCATTAAATAAATCAACAGCTGTAATATCTCCACAATCAGGAAGATATTGTTGAACTAATGTACATATTATAGCAGGATCAATATCTGGTTTAATTCCTGTTCCATTTAATGTAGATGAAAGAAATTCAATCAATGCTTGTTCAACATACGATAGAGAATCTCCAGTTTGAATACCAAGAACAGGAACATTAACTCCTGTATATTTAACACATTGATCAGAAACAATTTCTGAACATCCATTATAACAATTTGAACAAGACATTTATTTTTATTTTTATTTGTGTATTAATAGTTTTACTCTACTTGCAATCATTTCTAATGAAATATCAGTGTTACAATAATTACCATAATCTATATTACAAGCTCTATATAATAGAATTCTTTTATAGTTTATGAGATCAAAAGTCACTTCGCTTTTTATAGAACGATTTAAAGAAAATACTGTATTATTATATAGATTATTTGCAAGTTCTGCCAACTTACAATTAATATCTGCAAGTAAAGCAGGAATACTAGAACAATCTACACAATTTGTAAGTTTGGGTAATAACATCTTTTATTCTTTTTGTGCCTTTAGTTAATGCAGCATTACACGCTGCACAAAGGCCATTAATTAATTGACAGCCACAACCAAATTTTGCTCCACAATTACGACAGTTTGCCATTTTAAGAAAAATTAATTATATAATTATTTCCAAAACATTGACAACCATTTCTCATAAAATTATTTAACATTTTACTTGCTTGGTTGTAAAGTTTATTTGATTCAATTATTGCACAGTTATTAGCTGCAGCAATTGCTCCTTGTATAAAGAAATATATACTGGTTAAATCCACCTTAGATTGAGTTTTAATAGCTCTATCACATTCCATCATATCTAATTGCATAAATGCATTATCAAACTTTTCTTGAAGTTGTTCTACACGAATAATTGTTCTCTCTACATAATTTATATATGAAGGAGTGACAGAATATCTTAAATAGTAAACACCATCAGGAAGAGGTAATAGAGGCTGACCAACACTAGTTATACCAAGTGTTAAAGATGTAAAAACATTAAAATCATTAGGGATAAAAGGGAGAGTGATTTTTCCAAAACCTGGAACAGTTATTTCAATAGTGGGAGAAGAAACAATAGGGGAAACAGGATATGTAGAAATGTCAGCAACACCTAATGTTAATACATTATATGTAGGAATTACTAATATGTCTAAATTTAAAGCTGCCATGTTATTTAAAATAAATATGCCAGAGGATTTTGAGATTTAATCCTCTTTCCCTCTGGCATAGGTTATATGATATTATTTATACCTCTTACTTATTAAGGAATCAAAGTGGTAGTTGTTGATGTACTTGGCCACACGGTTGTTGTGGTTGATGTAGTTGTTACACATGTATTATCAAAACTTATTGTACCTAAAGCAGCATTTAGTATAGCACTAACAGTAGTTTCAGCACCAGATCCTGCTTCAACAGCAATTATTACCGTTGAATCTTCCATAATGTAATCACCCCACTGATATGCAGACTTATCATACTCATTAAATCTAATATAAAAAGTATCATATGTAGTACCAGAACTAACCCAACTTTCAAAGTTTTCATTATATCCAACCATTCTGTATAAATGTTTCAAATATCCAGCTTGATAAGAATAAAAGTTTTTCTCTAATTGAGCAATCTCTGCAGATGTACCTGTAGCATAAGATGCACGTTGTATAACTACAGCATCAGCAACAGTGTTACAATTATCAGCAACAATAAAGTCAGCTGTAGTAGCAGGTCCACTGTATACAAATGTACGGAAATACATTCTGTCATATTCGAAAGGAAATGCTGCAACATCACAAGGTTGACCATAAGCAGTTAAAGGCTTACCAGTTATACGCAAGATGGCACTAGCATCATTACCAATTCTTTGAAATTGATAAAAAGTGTTAAATGAAATATTATCAGGGTTGTTACCAGGAGCTTGTTGTGTCAATTTAATAATAAATTGATCAATTAAAGCAGGAACATCCACATCAGTACATGGATCACCACCACAATCACAACAAGGTGCTTGAACAGTTACACTACGAGTGAAACCATTAAAATACAATGTGTCAATGTAAGAAGAGTGTGCACGTAAAGTTAATGTTACAACATCACCACATTGTACAGTCCAGTTATCAACGTCTGTCACTTGAGTGGCAGGGGTAGGACAACCAGCAACTTTATAAAGTTCTGTTACATTTGAACTACATCCAGATCCAGAAGGACATCCTTTAATCTTATCAGATCTTTTAGATCCTTGAAGATAAGTATTCACTCGTCCTTGTGCTACGTAAAAATAAGGAGATGCTGCAATATTACCTGCAGTTGCAACAGTGTAATCGCTTCTGAAGAATCCTACTTCTCCAGCTGAAAGGTCTTGCGTAGAACCGCTATTGGCAATTGAAGTACCAACAGGAACCACGAAGAGGGTTGTTAATGAAAAATCGGCCATTTTGTTATATATTTAAATGTTAAAAATTATTCGTTTGTTTGAATTCTATATGTTGCACTTTGAACAGCACTTGAATTTTCTGTATACATTGCTAGGTTTTGAACTGTTAAATCAAGAAGTTCATCTTCTAAGTATAATTCTAATTCACAATCTTGATCAAATGATGGCTGACCATCTAGCATTATATATCCATCTTTATTAATGTATTGAGGATATCTCATATACATTATATTAATTGTTTTTGGTATAAATGTACCATCAGTGAATATACTTATTTCATCAGAAGAAAGAAAGTTAAATGTTTCTTGATATTCAAAAGAAGGTTTGTAGTGTGTATTATTCAGAATAAACTGAAGATCGCTATGTTTAGCAAGATCTCTGTTAATCCAAATCTTTCTATCTTTACATCTTCCTTTATCAGCCACTACATAACTATCTACATAGAACATGTATTTAGGAACTAATTGATGAATATTTGCACGCCATTGATTTAATTCTACATTTAATAATGTTAAATCTAATGGTTGATTATTATAATTAATCACTAAACTCTGTAAGTCTTCATAACGCTTTTTAAATGCGTCCATGCCAAGACCAGAATTTGTACTTTGACCATCAACCTTTTGTTTTATAAGCTTAATCTGAGCTTCATTTAAAGCTAGGATTTTATCTTCTAATTGAATCTGTTGATGTTCATTGCTTGATAGTTTATTTAGTTTCTGATCTATTTTATATAATAAACTGTCTACAGGTATCATGTTATTATTTTAAAACTATCTCCTTACATAGCAGCTAGTTTCTTAGTTTTTAATTTTTGTTCAAGAGTGATTAGTTCATCTTGGTTATCTTCATCAGCTAGAAACTTTACTAAATCTTCTTCATCTTTAGCAACTTCAAAATCTCCTTCATAAACTCTACCGTTAGGTTTTTGTCTATATACTGAATGTGTAATTGATTGTTTTACAAGATCTTTGATATGTAATATGTTTTCTTTCATATCAGCAAATCTACCAAACACTTCAACAGGATTTAATCCTTGGTATTTACCATTTTTAAATTCAGTTTGCTTAAGAGCATTATCAACTAAATTGTATACTAATTCTTCTTTACTATTATCTGTTACAGGAAGTCCTAATAATCTTGCCACTTTTCTTTTCTTCTCAGGAGACATTGAATCAAACTTAACAATTGCTTTATTAATAAGTTGTTTCTTTTTAAAGATCACCTTATTTTCAATCTCATCATCTGCTACATAAAATTGTGAATCTGCTGGGTATTCACCTCTCTCCCATGCTTGATAACTCGAAGCAATTGTAGGATGAACTCTTAACCATGAAAAAGCTAATTCTTGTAAAGGATTTCCTAAATCAAAATAATTATCACCATCCATTAGTTTTACAGATTGTACATGTAGTACATCTTCTGTTGATGTTGAAAGTCCGTAGTTCCAAAATGGAGAACGAGATCCTAAGTTTACATCTCCTAAGGCAGATTCTAGTTTTGTTTTAAGTTCTGATACACGTTCTATTTCTAGTTCTTTTTCAGTAGGATCTTGAATTCTTTTAATATAAGCAGCATTCACATCAAGACCTGTTCTATATTGACCATCTAATTCCTTGTAAGGATATTTAAATACCCCTGTTCCAGGAATTCTTGTCATACCTTTTTGTGCAAGACCAGCATCCATTGTTTGCAATTGCGAATTATTATACTCTTTCCTAATTGTAGAGATTTTTCCTATTCTAGCCATATGTAGTTGTTTTTATTTGGTTTATTTGCAGATGGTTCCCATCGAAGGGAACACAATGAAGCATAAAGCCTATCTGTCCATCTGTGTAGAAGACTCCCCCACTTGGAGGTGGGGGGAAAGTCTTCTGGTTTTTTTATGCAAAACACCATTGGTGTCAGTCTAAGAACACTCTTCTTAGAGGGGCATTATTAGAATTGAGGAATCTCTTCGATCAATACTGTTCTAGATAAATCTTCAATGAATACATCACAACGATCTTTCATCCAAATTTCATATCCTGGGAATTTATTAGCACTAGACATACCTTGAGATTTAGCAAAACCTAAGTGATGACGAGTTCCATCAATATAACCCCAAGTCATAGAAGGAGCACCTTTCATTCTCACTTCTCTAATATTATTAATCATTGAACCATCGCTCATAGGACTAACATCAAATACCATAAATACAGGTGTAGATTTCTTATTTTGACCAAATTCCAAATTTGTTTGTGGAAGATCTAGTTCTTTTAAATGAACAAGTTCAACACGACCAGTCTCACGTGTAACCATTGCATCAAATGCAAAGTTGTAAGTGATGTGTTGTCCTTCGCCTTGCATGTAACGATTACCAGAATCAGCCATGAAAGTAAGACCACTATTTAAAGCATCATTCTTTAAAGCTTGTTGGAATACATCGAATCCAGCTTCATTGGTATACATTTTAACTCTACGATCCTTAACATCCACCCTACGATAGAATAAGTCACCAAACACAGAACGAATCAAGTTTGCAGTGAATTCTCCACGGTTGTATTGAACTAAGTTACCGTTATTTCTCATTCTGTGGTAAACACCAGCAGAAGTTCTTTTTAATTCTTGCTTAGAACCATTAGTCTTAACTGTACCAGGCTTAGCCCAGATCATACGCTTAACTTTTAATTCTAACATAGACTTACGCATCCAGAACTCAATAAATGGTTCCCATTTAACATCATTACGAGTTAAAGGTAATTGGTTACGTCTTTGAGGAGCATATACTAAGATATCTAAAGGTTTGCCAGAAGCATCTCTCATCATCTTGTCATCAGCCCACTCAGTGATTTTGTGCTCATAACCATATGCAGAACCTAAAGATTCAAACATAGTGATTTGCTCACCTAAACGAGGAAGA